TGGACGGGCTTTCTTAACATCAAAGAAAGAGTCAAAGATGAATTGCTGCCCATTGGCAGATGCGCCTACGGCTAAGACACGTGATACTGGTGGTGTGTCTTTTATAAACGTATCGTTTAATGTTGGAACGGCTGTAAATTTTTGGGCAAGATGCCATCCATCAATTGTTCCTGTTGCAGTAGATCTAAATAGACTACTGATACGTGATGGATAGTAACGATATTCTGCCCACCGTTCTTGATAACCGAATACACCTGTATCGGTAGTGTCGCCAGTTACATAGATTTCTTTATTTAACACAGCTTGTTCGCCTAATGTAGCGAAAGCTGGGAAATAGAAATCGTATCTTGTGGAACGGCTCCACATTCTTGATAAACCTTGCTGATAAGTTAAATCGGCTCTTACTGCAACTATACCAATGATAGTGCCATGTTCAGTGAACGATTGAGTAAAGCCATGATTGTGAGCAAGGGTAGTACCCATAGAAGCAAGTGTACCCAAAGGGGTAGTCGTACCGGACGCACTAGTTCCAGAGGTCTGCGCAATTGGACTGATGTTGATATTAGTTGTACCACCACCCAAATACTCAGGACGCTGTAGGCGAGAGTCAGGGCTGACGACGCCAAAGTGAGCACGAATAATTTCAGTGTATCGAGTTCCACCACGGGCGTCCCTTTCTAATAATTTTTGTATTTGGAATGACTGACGTAGTTGGTTAATTGTTGCAGCTGTTGCAGAACTTAAATCTGCATATAGCTGAGATTGGGCTGCTCCTGTTCCTACACGAACGAAACCACTTGATGTGGTCATACCGCCCCACGATCCGCCTTGACCATTTTGCATACCTACGACATCTCCAGCTACCGTGGATGTTCCGTATATTGGGGCGGATGTACCTAAAGGTAATGTTACGGCTGCGCCTTTTTGTGGCCATGGTAAAGATGCTGTGAAATAATCTTTACGTTTGCCACGTCTTAATAAAGTGTAGTTAGTTACTGTATCAGGGCCATCGCCCTTATCTACTACTACTGAATTTTGAAGGTTTTCATCTCGAAACCATTCGTTATAGATTAAGTTGTAAGCACGTGGCCAGAAGGCACAGTGACTTACTGTTTTTGTTGCAGTGACCTGGCCTACTGTTGGTAATCCCATATAGTCCTGCAATGAGCCAATGGCATAACCATTGGCGGGTGACACCTGTTGTGGGACTACATATGATATTGAGTCCGATGGGTTTTCTTGCTGCCCCATGAATTTTTGCCAATTTGTCCAAATTAGGCGATTGGGGACAAAGAAAAAGAATGATTCTAAATACATGTTATCCATAATTGGATATAGTGGCGTTGCCAATCTGGCAAACGCTGTCATGTTTAGATTGAATGTGTCTCCGGGTAATACCTCGTCAACATAGATTGGTACAAGGTATCCTGCATCGAATGTCGTTTTATGTGTACTTTGACAGTCAAATTTTGATCGCGGAATGTCCGCTTTTGGAATCATTGTGAACTGATGTATGTCTACTGAACGATTACGGTGCATTTTTTTTCCTTGATAATATTCCGCCAGGGGGTTGCCCCCCTTTGGCGGTTAGTTTTGTATTTTTACTTGTTTACCCAGACTAAGTAATTTTGGTTGTTCGTGCAACTCAAAGATTCCAGTGTTATCGTCGAACTCGCCGAATTCGAACAAGTCGAAGTCATCTGGGTGATTATATAACTGGTTATCAGGATCACTGCGATTGACTTCATCGCTAAATGATCTGATTGCTACACCAGTTGAGGGTACAAACATTGGTCGACCGTATGCATCGGCTGCACGGTCTTTTACTGAGCATAATACTAGTTTCATGAGGATTCCTAAGTGAGGCTACGTTTAAGTTTTTGAAGTTTTGCATTTTGGACTGTTTCTTTGACTATTAGTCTTTCCAGCGTGTTGTCTTCGCTATTTAGTTTACCGTTTATTTCACGTTTGTAAAGTACTTCGTCAAATTCGTATGGATTGTCCATTTTGTATTTTTTATCGTAGAACTTAGGTGGTTTTACCTTTTGTCCTTTAATTATGACGTAATCATGTGGATATACGTCGTTTTTATATGTTTTGTACCAGTCATAGCCTATACCAGGCTTTAATGACATTTTATTAAATTCGGGTTTACGCTTAGTTATTTCCCCTGTTTCGGAGTTTATTTCTGTGTAGT